AGGAAACAGACAATATGACCATGAATACAAAGTACAGGCGGTGAAACTCGCTAAAGAAATCGGACAAGCTAAGGCAGCTGAAGAACTGGGAGTGCCAAGGAATACCCTGTATGGCCGGGTACATGCGAACCGTCTTGGCAATCTTGATCTTGGAGCTGGCTCACAGACTCCACAAAGTGCCATGACGCTTAATGAAGAACTTTTAAGGCTCCGTCAACAGGTAAAGGAACTGGAGAAGGAAATCAGACTTTTAAAGAAAGAAAACGACTTTCTTGAGGAAGCCAGTGCTTTTTTCGCCGCGAGCCGTCTGAAGTCAGCAAAAACGAAAGAATGAAGTTTATTGCATTAAAAACAAAAGACGGCAGCTCCAAAGGAAATATTACCTTTTTCTGCAGGGTTCTCCATGTCAGCAGACAGGGATATTACCAGTATCTTGTCATGAAAGACCGCCCATGGAAATATCAGCCACTGGCAGATGCCATGAAAGATATACTTACAGAAGATATCTGCAATGATACGTATGGCCGTACCCGCATGTATCAGGCATTGACGATGAAACAGCCGAAAAATGTGGATATTCCCAGTGAACGCACTGTTTACCGTGTCATGGAAGAGATTGGGATCAGTCATCATCCCAGACGCAAACCGAACGGGATCACGAAAGCGGACAGGGAAGCCAGAAAATCAGAGGATCTGTTAAAGCGTGATTTCCACGCAGAAGAACCGCTGACAAAATGTGTTACAGATATGACAGAGATCAAAGGCTGTGATGGGAAACTGTATGTTTCAGCCATTTTTGACTGCTTTGATTCCAGCGTGATCGGTTTGGCAATGGATACAAATATGAAAGCCTCTTTATGTAAAGAGACGCTGGAAAATGCTGCTAAAGCGTATCCTGGTATCCGTGGAGCCATTATCCATTCAGACAGGGGAATCCAGTATACCAGCCAGCTTTACCGGGAAGCGATACAGAAATATGGAATACAACAAAGTATGAACAGCGCAGGTGGCAGGTGCCACGATAATGCCCGGTGTGAGAGCATGTGGGCAAGAATGAAAACAGAACTGCTATATGATCGTTATGATACAGAGAAAATGACTACGGATGAACTTAAGACAATCATCTGGAGATATTTCACCAGTTACTGGAATAACAGGAGGATCTGCTCCACTAATAGAGGTCTTCCCCCAATGATCAAAAGACAACAATATTACGATTCCCTGATGGAAGTAGCATAGGGTTCAAAATCCTTGAGGAAAATGCGTCAACTAATATTGACAATATCAGACACAGCCATCAGCTACTATGAAAAGTGGTAAGGCGTTCTATTGGAGATGTTCGGAGCGGAATGGATGTGGAACGGTCGGTTTGCGTGAGGATGTGCTGAAGCCATTCATAGCGGAGACGCTCGGCATTCCCCAATTTGATGATGCCGAGTTTGAACGGCAAATAGACCATATCGATGTGCTTTCTGCATCGGAGATGCTTTTCTATTTTAAGGATGGAAGTACGATCAAGCGTACATGGGTGCAGCCGAAACGAGTAGGTAAGCCATGGACAGAAGAGCGGAGAGCCAAATTTATAGAATCATCTAAACATCGTGTAATCACTCCAGAACAGCGTAAGGCGATGAGCGAGCGGATGAAGGCACTCAGGAAGGAGCGTGGCGAGCATTGGCGAAAAGAAAAGAAACAACGATTCGGGCTACCATCAATAAATTTACCGCCAAGCCGGTAGACAGCAAGAAAAAGCGCAGAGTTGCCGGATATGCCCGCGTCAGCACTGACCATGAGGATCAGCAGACCAGCTACGACGCGCAGGTGGATTATTACACGAACTACATTAAGAGCAGAGAGGATTGGGAGTTTGCAGGATTGTATTTAGACGAAGGTATCAGTGCCACCAATACAAAAAAGAGAGATGGTTTTAATCGGATGATTGCCGATGCTCTGGATGGAAAGATTGACCTCATCATCACGAAGTCCGTCAGCCGATTCGCCAGAAACACGGTCGATTCCCTTTCTACCATCCGAAAGCTGAAGGAAAACAACATAGAATGTTACTTCGAGAAGGAAAATATCTGGACCTTTGACAGTAAAGGCGAGTTACTGCTCACCATCATGAGTTCCCTTGCGCAGGAGGAGAGCCGCTCTATTTCGGAGAATGTCACATGGGGACACTGGAAGCGTTTTGCAGACGGCAAGGTCAGCCTTGCCTACAGCCGATTTCTCGGTTATGACAAAGGGCCGGATGGCACACTGGTGGTAAATCAAGAACAGGCCAAGACGGTAAAACTCATCTACAAACTTTTCCTTGATGGGCTGACGATGCATACCATCGCAGATGAGCTAACGAAGAGAGGCATCAAGACACCGGGCGGTAAGGATAAATGGAGTCAGTCTACGGTGAAGAGCATCTTAACGAACGAGAAGTACAAGGGCGATGCCCTTCTGCAGAAGTCTTATACGGTGGACTTTCTGACAAAGAAACACAAAACCAACGAGGGCGAGGTACCGCAATATTATGTGGAAGATAACCATGAGGCAATCATCGAGCCGCAGATTTTTGAATTGGTACAGGCAGAAATCAGCAGACGGAATAAGGGCAAGGAACGCTACAGTGGCATCAGCATTTTCTCCACCAAGGTTCAATGCGCAGAGTGCGGCGGCTGGTACGGCTCCAAGGTTTGGCACTCCAACGACAAGTACCGCCGCATTATCTACCAGTGCAACAACAAGTTCCGAAAGAAAACCGGCTGCCAGACGCCGCATTTGACAGAATATGAGATCAAGGAATACTTCATCAAAGCGATGAACCGGCTCATTACCGATAAAAAAGAAGTTATTGCCAATGTGGAACTGATACGGCAGATACTTACCGATAATGGTGACCTGATTGCAAAGCGGGATGCCCTGCAGGGCGAAATCGAGGTAACGGTCGAGATGACGCAGAGCATTGTGGCAGAGAATGCAAGGGTAGCCCAAAACCAGGAAGACTACAATAAAAGGTACAATGCTTTGGTAGAACGCTACGATAAGCTGAAAGCCGAGTACGATGAGGTCTGCACCTTGATTTCTGACAACGATGCCAGGAACGAGCAGATGGGAAGGTTCATCACAGTGCTGAAGGAACAGAACGGAGTGCTCACCAAATTTGACGAAGGGCTATGGAGTAGCCTGGTCGAGAAGCTGGTGGTGAAAAGCAAGACAGATGTGACGGTGGTGTTCAAGGATGGCACGGAGATAAAAGCAGAATAAACAGATTGGCAGCGAGGCACTCAGGTCGAAAGGCTTGGGTGCCCTTTTGCGTTTTGATGGGATTGAATGTGATCAAAAACTGTGTTATATTATTATCCAAATAGTGTTGCTTTATCAACGTTCAAACGAGGTGTTACAAATGCTGAAAAATAATATAGAAGTTGATGTGAAAATAAAATGTATAGAAGCCGGGAAAACGCAGGCTCAGCTTGGTGAGGCAATAGGAACTACAGGACAGTACGTTAACCGTATCATCAAAAAAGGTGATGGTATTATCAATAAAACCTTTGTAGAGATGTTGGATGCATTGGGATACGACATAGAACTGCATTATGTAAAGAAAGAGGAGGTGTGAGACTGTGGCATACGAATCACCATTAACAATTGCCGATGTCGTAAAGGATATATCTGCGAATAAATATGTGCTTCCCTCCATACAGAGAGAGTTTGTGTGGAGTACTTCTCAAATAGAAAAGCTCTTTGACAGCGTAATGCAGGATTATCCATTTGGAGCATTTCTGTTTTGGGAACTGTCTAAGGATCAAAATACTCTCTATGATTTCTATTCCTTTTTGCAGAATTACCATGAGAAAACTGCGCGGCATAATCCGAAGGTAAACTTAACTGGAAATGACAACGTTATGGCTGTTTTGGATGGTCAGCAAAGATTGACATCCATTTATATTGGCTTAAAGGGAACTTATGCGTACAAAATGCCGTTTAAACAATGGAAGAACAACTCTGCATTCCCGGAGAGAAAGCTATATTTGAATATTGTTGAACAGGCGAAGGACGAAACGGATAAATATGAATTTTCATTTCTCACTGCTGACGAAGTGAAGAACGATGCAGATCATTACTGGTTTGAAGTCGGAAAGATACTTGACATGACAGAATTAGGAGATGTCATGAATTATCTGATGCAAAATATAGCTTTTTCTGGTGTTTACACACAGGATCAGTGCATCTTTGCAAATGCGACATTATCGCAACTTTTTAAGGTGATCCATACTCAGCCAAGCATCAGCTATTACAAAGTAAAATCCGAGGAACTGGACAAAGTTCTGCAAATTTTCATTCGTGTCAATAGCGGTGGTACAGTACTGAGTTACTCGGATTTGTTATTATCGATTGCCACAGCACAGTGGGAATCTTTAGATGCAAGGAAAGAAATCACAGAGTTTGTCGATTACATCAACACGATAGGTTCAGGCTTTAATGTGAACAAGGATTTTATTCTGAAGGCCTCCTTGCTGTTGACTGGGTTTAGCGATATCGCTTTTAAGGTCGATAATTTCAACAAACAAAACATGCTCAAGATTGAGCAGAACTGGCAAACGATAAAAACGTCTATTACTCAGGCATTTTTGCTTGTTTCAAGCTTTGGATTTTCAAGAGATAGCTTAAAATCCAATAATGCTGTTATTCCGATTGCGTATTATCTTATGACGATTGGCAATCCGGGCAATTTTGAAGTTTCTTCTAATACGGTTAATAACAGGAAGAAAATCAAGAAATGGCTAACAATGTCTCTGATAAAGAGGACATTTGGCGGACAGGCAGACAGCATTCTTCGTCCTCTGCGTGAGGTCATCAAAGCGAATGGTAACAATGAATTTCCCCTGGATGAGATTATCAACAGACTGCGTGGAACCAGTAAAACAATTGTATTTACGGATGATGATATTGAGGCTCTGTTAGAGCTTCAATATGGGCGAGCAGATACGTTGATGGTTTTGATGATGCTGTATCCTTCTTTGGATTACAACAACAAGTTCCATATAGACCACATCTATCCCAAGAGCAAGTTTACTAAGACATCTCTGCTGAAGAAAGGAATTGCACAGGATAAAGTCGAAGAATACATGAATCATGTGAATGATATTAGTAACCTTCAGCTCTTAGCGGCAATTCCAAATATTGAAAAACAGGACAAGGATTTTGAAGAATGGTTTGCAGAGATATGCCCAACAGATACAGATAAAATCCAGTACCGCAAG